GTTAAATATCTTGAAGAAGTCTGTAAAATGTTTGACAAACGTGGATTTGCTATAAAGAATGCAATCGACTTTATGAAATTTACAGAGGGTGGATATTGAAAGATATCATTGTACATAAAAAGGATGATGTATATTTGAATATTGAATGTGAGGCTGGAATAGCCCACGATTTATCAGATTTCTTCACCTTTAGAGTCCCAGGCTATAGATTTATGCCAGCATATCGAAATCGAGCGTGGGATGGAAAAATAAGACTGTTTAATGCGTTTGGTGGTGAATTATATGTAGGATTATTGCCATATGTGGTCGAATTCGCGGAGAGAAGGTCATTAATACTTGAATATCCCACCTTGGTGCCTACTATCACGGATGAGGAAAATGTCAAGTTTTTTCGTGATTTAGACCCATATGTGGATGGTAAGAGCATAACTCCCTATGATTATCAGATGGATACCGTATTTTATGGTATCAATCATAAAAGGGCTTTAATGCTCTCGCCCACCAGTTCGGGTAAGTCATTAATGATCTATGCTTTAGTGGTTTGGTTACTGAAAACTATCGATAGAAAAATATTAATAATCGTGCCGACCACTTCGCTGGTTGAACAGTTATATAAGGACTTTGAAGATTATACTACGGGATCATCTTGTGGCTATAACGCTGACCAGACTCACAGGATATACGCTGGAAAAGATAAAGATACGGATTGTCCTATTGTAATTACTACGTGGCAATCTATATACAAACTGAAAAAAGATTGGTTTAAACAATTCGGTGCTGTAATCGGAGACGAAGCACATAATTTTAAAGCCAAATCACTTACTTCCATTCTGACCAAAATGACAGATTGTGAGTATAAATTTGGGTTTACGGGTACTCTAGACGGTACCCAAACACACAAGTTGGTCCTCGAAGGACTCTTTGGTCCTGTACATAATGTTACGACAAGTAAAGAGTTGATGGATGCTGATTTGATTGCTCAATTGCATATTGAAGCAATCACTTTGGGATATACAGACGAAGAAAAGAAACTTGTGAAAGGAATGTTATATGCGGATGAAATCGACTGGCTAGTAAAGTGTCAGAAAAGAAACGAATTTATCTGTACTCTAGCATTAACCAGGGATTCAAATACCCTAATTCTCTATCAATTTGTACAAAAGCACGGTGAAAAACTGTTTAAATATTTGAAAGAGAAAAGTCCAGACAGACCGGTGTTCTTTGTATCAGGTGAAATCAAGACGGAAGTCAGAGAGGAGATACGTGCAATTACGGAAAAATCTGAAAATGCTATCATCGTGGCTAGTTACGGCACTTTTTCGACTGGTATTAATATTAGAAATCTTCATAATATTATTTTTAGCCACCCTGTCAAGTCTCGTATTAGAAACTTGCAGAGTGTTGGGCGAGGTCTACGAAAATGCGACAACAAAAGCAAAGCAACTCTTTTCGACATAAGCGATGATTTGAGTTGGAAAAAGCATAAAAATTATTCTCTCCGCCATTTTTTAGAGCGGGTGAAGATATACAATAGTGAAAAATTTGATTACAAACTAAGGAAAATACGATTATGAGCCAAGAATATCCATATAAGGGATCTATACATCTCAAACATACAGGACACGAATTGATATGCGATATTATTAAAGAAACTCCTGCGGGAGTATTACATATCAAAAATCCCTGCACTCTCCAGACAGTAGTTACAGGAGATGGATCTAGTCAGATGGCTATGGTTCCATATCTGGTAACCTCGAAAGTGGATGAGGTAGGAATAAAATTGACGGATGTCCTTTTTGTTACTGAATGTAGAACGGATGTAGCTGAACAACATACCCAAATGTTCAGTTCTGTCATTCTTCCAAAAGCTGGAGGATTTGAAATTTAACTTAATTAATGAAAGGAATACCATGGATGCGTGTATGACATTAGCAAATGAATTAATATCTATATCCTCCACCCATATGATCATCGGAGGAATTATCTTTTCGGGAATGTCATTTTGTTTAGGAGTTATTTTTGAAAAATCCTTTCAGGAAGAACTTGACAATAAAGCAAAAGTTTAGTATAATATAAAAATTTGCATCAATGTTCGCCGTGGGACGAGACACGGATTCCACCTAGATCAGAACCTAGGTAAGTAGCCTTTGGTGAAGTGAGCAGACTATAATACTCGACATACGGAGTTGAGGTCTGTGTATTGATGTGCCGATGCAAGCACTAAATATACGTAAAAATCGGGTCGGGACTCACCACATAATGGTATTGTCCACTAGAGACTTGTGAATCGACACAAGCGAGGCTATCAGGAACCGTAACCTGGCTCTATAAGCTAGGCTGTATCTTCTTACCTGCTTAAAAAAGGTAGTCACTAATAGAGTATAATAAGAATCTAAATAATGAATATTGCGAAAGGACGAAGTCCTTGAGCAATCCTGTTTCGAGCAAAGCGAGAAACAGGACTTAGATGTAACTTTTGACTCTCGGACCTACGGTCCTCGAGAGGCTTCGCCATTTCAGGTTATATAGATATTTACATAAAAGACTTGACTTATTGAATTTAAAAGAGTATAATTAGAAGATATATTGTACTTAATATAATTTTGAGAAATATACTATGGCTAAGAATGATCAAAAAGAACCAGTTGATTCAGATAACCCAACTCACTACATCAATAATAAGGATTTTCTACAGGCTCTCATAGATTATCAAAAAGAAATCAAAGAAGCCAAGAAAGCTGGTAAATCAAAACCTTATGTTAGTGATTACATTGCTATGTGTTTCCTACAGATAGCACAAAGACTTTCCTATAGACCAAATTTTATTAACTACACGTATAAAGATGATATGATATCAGACGGTCTAGAAAATTGTCTGGCTTATATGCACAATTTCAATCCTTCGAAGAGCAAAAATCCTTTTGCTTATTTTACACAAATAATATATTACGCATTTTTACGAAGAATCCAGAAGGAGAAGAAACAACAATATATTAAGTATAAAGTATATACCGAACATCAACAGGAGATTGAAGAGGAAACCGAAAAACTTTCTCCCGATTTCATCAATGAAAAGGGATCTGCCGATTTTCATATTCATATAAAAGAGTTTATAGACGAAATGGAGAGAAAAGAGAAAGAGAAGAAACAGAAACGAGAACAGAAGAAAGCCGAGAGGGAAAGCAAAATACAGATAGAATCTACTCCTGAAAACAATCTTGAATTCTGGATGCAATGAAAGTAGCAGTTATTACAGATACACATTTCGGTGCAAGATCAGATAGTCAAGCATTCTCTGATTATTTCTATAGGTTTTGGACGAATACTTTTTTCCCGTATTTGAAAGAACACGACATAAAAACGATTATCCATTCGGGAGACTTGATGGATAGACGGAAATATGTCAATTATGATACCCTAGATCGGATGAGAAAAGAGTTTATTGGACCGATGATTGAAGACAAAATTGTGATGCACACAATTGTCGGAAATCACGATACGTATTTTAAGAATCACGCTCGGCTGAATTCAGTCGAACAGTTATTTGATATAGACGGAATTCCTGATAATGACACATTTCATACACCAGTTATCGGCTATTCTGAACCCACAGAACTAACATTACCAGACGGATATAAAGTAGATTTGATTCCTTGGATTGCGGCAGAAAATGAAGAGCAAATTCAAGATTTCATCAAAAAATCTAAGAATCAAATATGTTTTGGACATTTTGATTTATCGGGATTTGAAATGATGAAAGGGGTAAAATCTATGTATCATTCAAGAAGTCCAGAATTCCTTAATAAATATGATACTGTATACTCTGGACATTTCCACACAAAATCAGACAATGGACACGTTTATTATCTCGGTAATACGTATGAGATTACTTGGGCTGATTATAACGACCAAAGAGGGTTTCATATTTTCGATACTGAAACTCTAGAATGTGATTTTATACCAAATCCGTATAAAATGCACAGTAAGATTATCTATGAGGATAAGCCAATCGATGTCGAGCCATATGCTGACCAGATTGTCAAGATCATCGTGGATAAGAAAGAAGATATTGAACTATTCACTAATACTGTGGACGCATTGGAAAAACGGTGTGAAATGATCAATATCATTGAAGACCACGGTCTATTATCTTCTGGTCAAATTGAATTTGAATCAGAAGATACCATCACCACGTTGGAAAAATACGTGGATAATTTGAGTATAGATAATACTAAACAAGTGAAAAAGATACTCCACGAAGTATATGTGGAAGCATTATCAATATAGGAGATATTATGACTAAAGAAAAACTCAATTTACCTAAAACCACTCCAATGGAAAATCCCAATCCTTCAGGTGAAGAAGTAACTATTGAAGTCGAATTGGAAGATTCTCCCCTCACATCCGTTGTTAGAACTATATTAGAAAAGACTAAGGAAAAGTCTGACTACAGATCCTTCTAAAAATAATGATAAAATTTAAAACGGTTCGTTATAAGAACTTTCTGTCCACTGGTAATAAAGTGTCGGAAGTTCGTATAGATGACACACGTACATCTTTAATTATTGGTCAAAATGGTGCTGGTAAATCTACATTTATGGATGCCATATCCTTTGGACTGTTCGGTAAACCTTTCCGCAAAGTCAAACTAGACCAACTAGTCAATTCTATCAATAAGAAGAATTGTATGGTTGAACTAGAATTTGAGAATGGCGGAAAGGAATATCTGATTAAACGTGGTCTTCGTCCAGCAAAATTTGAAATATATGTTGATGGAGAAATGAATGACCAAATGGCTTCTGCACGAGACAGTCAGGATTTCTTGGAACGATATGTTCTGCGGATGAATGAAAAAGCATTTCGACAGATAGTTGTTTTGGGATCAGGATCATTTATTCCATTTATGAGACTTGGAGCAGGAGATCGGAGGGCTATTATTGAGGATCTTCTTGATATCCAAATTTTCTCTCTTATGAATGATATTGTTAAGCAACGAATATCGGATAATAGTACCAGATTAACTGGAGTAGAACATCAAATAGAACTATTGGATCAGAGTATCAGACTCCAAGAGGAACATCTTAAAGAGATTCAAGATAATAATGCAGAAGCCGTAAAAGAGAAGAAAGCGGAGCTGAAAAAAGCTAAGAAACAAATCGAAGGAATTAAAAACGAAATTGAGGAACTTCAAGATCAGGTACAAGATTATACTCCTCATAAGAAAAAGCACCGAAAACTTGAAGAATACAAATCTAAAATTACATCAAAGCAAACCCATATAGTGGGTCAGATACAACTGGTCAACGAAAATTCTGAATGTCCTGAATGTACACAGGAAATAACGGAAGAACATAAGACCAAGGTGACTGAAAAGTTAGGAGGAAAAGCAGATGAATTGAAAGTGGCTATTTCTGATATTGATACAGAGATAACAGAACTTGCGGACCGAATAGATAAGATAGAGGATATCTTGACCAGAATATCGGAAAAGAATAACTCTATAATGGGTATTAATGAATACATAACACAAATAGAAACCGGTCTTGTTGAATCAGCTAAAAAGCCCAAAAATGATCAAGCAGAACTAACAAAAAGTAAAGAGGATTTGGATGAAGCCAGATCCAATAAATATGACATACAGGATCAAAAACATCATTTGAATACGGTGCAAGAACTCCTAAAGGATAGTGGAATAAAAACGCTTATTATAAGAAATTATCTTCCACTTATCAATCAGCTAATCAACAAATATCTTTCGGCATTAAATTTTTACATCAATTTTCAGCTGGATGAGGCGTTCAATGAAACGATTAAGAGCCGAGGTCGAGATGCTTTTCAATACGGATCATTTTCAGAAGGAGAGAAACTCCGAATTGATTTAGCACTATTATTTACGTGGAGAGAAGTGGCGAAACTGAAATCTTCAGTAGCTACAAATCTTTTAGTCCTGGACGAAATATTTGACAGTAGTTTAGATTCCACTGGTGTTGAGGATTTCTTGGGAATTCTGAATTCTCTTGGAGATGATACCCACGCTTTTGTGATATCCCACAAGGGAGATCAAATATTAGACAAATTCGGTAGAGTAATTGCGATTGAAAAAGAAGGAAATTTTTCTAGGATCAGTTGATGAAAAATTGGTTCGAGGAGATAATCATATTTTGTTTCACTTACGGATGGTTTTTCGGTTTAATCCCCATTATTTTAGGAATAATCGGAGCAATATTTTATAGTTATAACCCAAACACAGGATATTGATTATGGGGGCCCGGTGTGTCGTACCGGCGGCACGCCCTCATAAAAATGAAAAAAAGATAAAAAAAGACTTGACAATTTGTTCCCACCTCTGTAAAATGGTATATGAAAATGAGAGATTAACAGAAAGGGGAAAATGGGAAAACATAATCGAGTCGTTAATATCGAATCCAAGAATGTCTTAGCCAAGCTGATGGCTACCGAGAACATTCACGTAGAACACAAAAAAGTCTCAACCGCATCTTTTGATGTCAAGAATCGTAGACTTATTCTACCCATCTGGAAAGATATGGACCACACGATGTATGAGGGTCTGATTGGACACGAAGTTGGTCACGCATTATACACCCCTTACGAAGAATGGGCAGAATTCGCAAAGAATAGTTCCCATCTCAAAGCCTACGCTAATATCCTCGAAGATGCTCGTATCGAGCGTAAAATGAAAATCAAATATCCAGGGATGAAAAAGACATTTTTTGAAATGTATGATGCCCTTGCAAGACAAGATTTTTTCGGTACCCACGGTCGTGATCTTGGAGAATACGGATTTGCTGACCGACTTAATTTGAGTTTTAAAATCGGTGCTTTAGCGGAAGTTCCTTTCTCAGAAGAGGAAGAGGAGTTCCGTGGTCGTGTATTGAAAGCCGAGACATTTGAAGATATCCTTGAATTATCAAGAGAACTCGGAAAGATGGCGAAAGAAGAAGCCGAAACAAATATGGAAGATATGGAGATGAGTGAATTCGGCGATGAAACCGAGTCTAATGAAGATGAAGACGTGGAGCCAAGTGGCTCAGCTCCATTCCCTATGCCTACCCCTCCTGAATCAGAAGAAAACGAAGAAGAGGAAGATTCTGGTGCAAGAGCCGATTCTGATGAAGAAAAAGAAGAGGGAAATAATGAAGGAAATTGCAAAAGTGATGAATCGGACGGAGAAGGGGAAAAGAAAGAAAGTGAAACCGGAGACGAAGGGGATGAAAAGTCTGATGAACCTAATCACTCGGCAAGCGGAAATTGTGATGCTGAAATGACGGATCCTGAAGAAAATGATGATCTCCCAGAAGCAGAAACACAAAAAGCCTGGGAAGAGGCGATGGAGCATATGAATGATGCGGAAGCAAAAGAGCCAATCTACTTGGATCTCCCAAAAATTAATCCTTACAAATCAGTTGTTCCTTGGAAAGATATTTTTGAACAGTTAAACGAACATTGGAGCAAAAATGAAAATTTCTCCACATATCGATTCCATTGGGAAGAAGTTGGTGCAGATAAGTGGAAAAAGGAAGAGGAAAATGCTTTCAGAACTTGGAAAAAGGACACCAATCAAGTTGTCAACTATATGGTCAAAGAATTTGAAATGAAGCAAGCGGCTACTGAATATCGCCGAACTTCAATTAGCAAAACCGGTGTTCTGGATATGAATAAACTGCATAAATACAGAACAGATGAAGATATTTTTAGGCGTGTTGCTTCGGTCAAAGATGGGCGAAACCACGCTTTATTGATGTTTATTGATTGGTCAGGGTCGATGCACGGCAAGATGGAAGCCACAGTAAAGCAGACCCTAACACTTGTTATGTTTGCTAGAAAAGTTGGAATTCCTTTCAGAGTTTATTCTTTCAGTAACTCCGGTGGAATTCTTGAGAAAATCGGAAAGGACACTTACTACACTCGATCGGAAAACTCCGCTGTAGATCATTTAGTTCCTGGAAAACTTGGAATGCACGAATATTTTAGTGAGAAAATGTCCTCTAGGGAATTCAATATTCAACTTAAAAATATGGCATTTCTTGGAAAATCAGTAGATTACTCTGGATTATCTCATCCTCCAGGACACGGAACTTGTTCGACTCCTTTAAATGAGTCAATTTTAGCCGCCACAGAAATGGTGGGAGACTTCAAAAAAGAGACCGGAGCCGAAAAAATTAATGCGATTTTTCTGACCGATGGCGGAGCCGATTACTGCTCTGACTATTGGGATTCTGAGAAACAGGAGAAAAAAGATGTTTACAGTTACCGTCAGTACGGTTCAGACCACAAAAAGTACCTGGTAATCCGTGATAATGTTACCAAAAGACTTGTTCATACTGACGGAACCCGTCAAAATTTGACTGGAAGTCTCCTGAAAAATCTTGCGAACCGACATAACATTAATGTGATTGGATTTCATATCACCGATAGTTCAAAGATTAATCGCCAGATTCAATATGAAGCAAGTTATACAGAACACGCCGAACTCCGATCTTTTGCGAAAAAGCACGGATATGTCCCAATGAAAGAAAGTGGATATGCTACATATTTTCTCGTAAATGACAAGCAATTAGATAAAGAAGCAAATTTCAATGAAGACGGAATTACTAATGATGCGGGAGTTGTAGCAAAAGGAAAACTACGTACCCAGTTTCGCAAATTTACTTCAGCCCGTAAAGTTAATAAAATGATGCTGAACGAATTTGTTGCCCTGGTAGCTTAAAGGAGAAAAATGATACCCAGCACAAAATTTATCAAAAACGAACCCGTTCGTACATTGGATGATGATGAGGGAGTCGTTAGTGAAGTTTTTATATCATATCCTACTATATCCGGATTAGCAGATTGGACCGCTCCTCAAGTCCACTATTTAGTTACTGTGGATAGAAATCGAGCCGATCTGTATATGGAAGGTGAATTGTCAGATATTCGCCAGATGATGCTTGATCTGGATTTGGACCCAATTGATGATAATGATGCCGATTATTGGTACTCTGAAGTTTATGAAAAATAATGTAAAAAAAGACTTGACATATACCATTGGATTCTGTATAATGGTTTATGAAAGATGAGAGATTGAAGGAATCTCTTTGCTGAATGTCACCTATATGATGGAGTTGATATGACAAATAAACGAGTTGATGTGAATGAGTTTGGTGCTTGTGCTAAAAAAATGTTTGGCACTCTTGATGTCACCAAAGCAAATATGGAAGCGATTTCCGCTACTTACAATGTTTGCATCCCATCCAAAGTTAAATACGCCGAAGTCGTGTCGAGCGACCCGATTGTTCGCCGTATCCCAGTTACCGAAGAAGTTGAAGCACCGGAAAGGATTTCAGCTACTACAGCCATTGAGCCGTTGACTGATACCGAACTTGCTGAACACCAAAAAGCAGTATCGGTTACTTCAATTGTTGCTGAAGCCGAAAGAACTTCAGCCGCTTCCCTTGATACTTCCATTTCATTTATTCCTAGAGTAGACAAATCTTTTGTTGCCTGGGGAAACTGTGGAGATATTAAACGTATTTTAAAAAGCCGACTTTTCTTCCCAGTCTATTTGACCGGGATGTCCGGAAACGGAAAAACTTTTGGGATTGAGCAGACTTGTGCCAGTCTTAGTCGGGAAATGATCCGAGTTAACTTTACCGCCGAAACGGATGAAGATGATCTGTTCGGTGGTTTTCGTCTTGTAAATGGCGAAACAGTTTTTCAATACGGGCCGGTTGTCGAAGCGATGAAACGCGGAGCAGTTTTGCTCTTAGACGAAATCGACCTTGGATCTCACAAAATTATGGCGCTTCAGTCTGTCCTTGAGGGAAAGGGATACTTCATTAAAAAGCGTGCCGAGTGGGTTGAGCCCGCTGACGGATTTACAATCATCGCAACCGCCAACACCAAGGGTAAGGGAAGTGATGACGGACGTTTTATCGGAACCAATGTTCTGAATGAAGCCTTCCTAGACCGATTCTCAATTACAATGTATCAGCCCTATCCTTCGGAAGCCGTAGAGAGAAAAATTCTCTTCAAAGCCGCCGCTGGATTCGGAATTGAATCTGAAGCCGTTGAAAAATTTATTCCCAATCTTACAATGTGGGGAGACATTATCAGGAAAACTTTTGAAGAGGGCGGAGTGGACGAAATCGTTTCAACCCGTCGTCTTGTTGATATCCTGAAATCCTTTTCGATTTTCGGTGATCGCGGAAAATCAATCAGAATGGCGATTGAACGTTTCGATGATGAAACCCGAGAATCCTTTATGTCTCTTTATGAGAAAATTGATGCCGGAGTCGGACTCGAAAATGTTGAGGGAGGATCCGAAATCTCCGAAGAAGAGGCTGAAGAATCCTCTTCAAACGAATAACTCCGTGGGGTAGTTTGAACCCCTCATTCAGCACCCCGGTCGTTTCCTTCCTCCTTTCGCGGCCGGGGATTCTACGTATCAGAAAGGAGATAGATAGAAAAATGGAATACATTATAGAAATGATGGATGAAGACGGAGAATCAGAAATGTACGGATTCCCAGATACCGAAAATATGTACAAGTTTTTAGATATGCTCTCGGAAGACGGAATTTGTATTGAAGATGTTATAATACCACAGGAGGGATACGTATGATGGAAACTTATGCTGAACGACTTGAAAGAGAAAAACGACCTCGGCCTACTATCACGGCTAGCCCAGAGGACGTGGATGAACACCATCCAATAATGGAGCCACAAAAAACTCACTGGCGTTATGGAGAGGGCGAAGTTTTGAAAGACCTGGAGAATCATATTAAGGCAACTTATACGAGCCATTACACCACGGCCGATTCTTCAAATGATTTACAGACAATAGATGTATTTGCATATAGAGGAACTCTTGCCTCCACCGCAATTGATAATGCAATCAAATACTTAATGCGATATGGAAAGAAAGAGGGAAAGAATGAACGGGATCTTATGAAAGCAATGCACTATTTAATTTTAGCAACCGCATATGAAAGGGGAAAACAATGGAAATAATCGGTGCAATATTAGGACTGTTTTTTGTAGTAGTGACTCCTCCAGCCCAAGCTGAGAGTAGTCCTTACGTATATGTTAAAGAATATCGAACCTACCTGGAATGCAAAGCGGAGATGAATCCGATATCAGACATTTGTATTGCGGAACCAGAACGATATCTTGGAACCAGAAAATACACAAAAATAGGGATATCCCAAACCAGTGTGGAATACACCAATACTTGTACCCGTGTTGAGGGATGTGAAGTAGATACAAATGCAGATTCAATGGAAGATTATTGTCCTACTTGTGATTCTATTAAGTGGTACGAAAAACTTGACATTGACCCCAAGTCCTAGTATAATAGGCGTAATTAAATAAAAAAGGAGTATATTATGAAATTGAGTGAGAATACCCTGGAGGTCTTGAAAAATTTTGCCTCCATTAATCAATCGATTCTCTTTACAGAGGGAAACAATTTAGATACCGTATCTGTACAGAAAAACGTACTGGGATCAGCAAAAGTTGCCGAGACTTTCAAATCTTCCAACGGAGAAGATTTTGCAATTTATGATCTTAATGAATTCCTTTCCACAGTATCATTATTCGATGATCCAGATGTGGAGTTTGGTGAGCAATATGCCACTATCCAAGATAAAAATTCAGTAACTCATTATTGGTATGCAGATAAAGAAATTATCGTATATCCAACTTCTAAAATTTCGATGCCGTCAAGTGAAGTTGAATTTAAATTGACAGCCGAAACTTATGATAAACTTCAACGTGCAACTGGTACATTAGCAGTTCCCGATTTGGTTATCCGAAGAGAAGAGGACAAAGTTGTTGCTGAAGTTCTTGACAAACGGAACGACACTTCAAATACATTCAGAGTGGAAGTGGGTTCTTATATCGGTGGAGAATCTAGTACCGACTTCAAATTCTATTTTTTGACTGAACGGTTGAAGATGCTACCGGGTGATTATGATGTTGAAATTTCATCCAAGAAGATTTCAAAGTTGACTTCTTCGGATGGTAAATTAACTTATTGGATAGCTTTAGAACAGGATTCGACTTATGAATAAAGATTTTCTCTGGGTAGAAAAATATCGCCCTAAGAAAATTGACGAATGTATCCTTCCAGATTCTTTGAAAGATACATTTCAGGAGTTTGTGTCAAATGGCGATATGCCGAATCTATTGTTAAGTGGTTCTGCAGGAACTGGTAAGACTACTGTAGCAAAAGCCCTTTGTGAACAATTGGGCTATACCACTTTAGTAATCAATGGATCGCTTGATAGAAATATAGACACGTTACGGAACGATATAGCCACTTTTGCTTCTACTGTTTCCTTTGATGGTGGGAAGAAGTGTATCATCCTGGACGAAGCAGATTATTTAAACCCACAATCGTTCCAGCCTGCTCTTCGTGGATTCATAGAACACTTTTCCAAGAATGTACGATTCATTTTAACGTGTAATTTCAAAGATAAGATCATTGAACCGATTCATTCTCGGACTACATATATAGATTTTAGAATAGAAAAAAGAGACCTTCCATCCTTGATGGGAGAGTTTATGGATCGGACCATAAATATTCTTGAAACAGAAGATATTAAAATTGAAAGCAAGCCGGCTTTAGCTGAATTGATTAAACGGCACTTTCCAGATATGCGAAGAACCCTAAATGAACTCCAGCGATATTCAGCTGGTGGAGTCATTGATAAAGGCGTTCTAGCAAGGGTAGGTGAAGCTAATATCGGCAGTTTGATGTCGATGTTAAAGGAGAAAAACTTTACTGGTATGCGACAATGGGTAGTCGACCACATAGATACAGATCCCATTGCTATTTATCGCCAGATTTACGATCAGATGCACCGGTTTTTACAACCGCAGAGCATCCCACAGGTAGTTCTTATGATTGCGGACTATCAATATAAACAGGCTTTCGTGCAGGATGCAGAAATTAACTTAGTCGCCTTTTTAACTGAGGTGATGGCAGAAGCGGAGTGGAAAAATGACGGATGATGTTTTTAATAAAATAGTTTATGATCATAAAATTGATCAGTGGATGATTGATAGGGGAATTAGTGCTAATGGAACTGCAATGGGCCAGGCGATTAAAACTCTAGAAGAAACCACCGAACTTTTAGATGCAATAAATCATAATGATGAGAAACTAATAACCGATGCTATTGGAGATATATACGTTACTTTGCGAGGAGTATGTCAGGTTTTGGATATCAAATTTGATAAATGTGTAGAAGCCGCATATAACGAAATTAAGGATCGCAAAGGACATTTATCAGCCGGTGGCGTGTTTATAAAAGAGGAATAATATGGCAAATCATTTTCCGGTAGTAACCGAAAAGAAAGCAAGAAAAATCATTGATAAGGGTGGCAATGTTGTGTTTATACACACCAGGGCTCAATGTCCTGTATGTGATTCTTTCTTACCAAACGTATTGAAACCCGTCTTTGCTGAAGAAAGATTTAAGGATATTACAGTTTATGAGATTTCGGAAACTATGACATTTCCAGTAGGTCAACATCCTGTAACATATTTCTTTAAAGATGGTCGATGTATTCAGCATCCAGCTGGTCAGACCACCAGAGAAGTTGTAGAGAATTTATTGGATACGTTTTATCTTGGTAAACCACAAGCACCTCCACCAGTAACTACAGTTAACACTAATATCGAGCCCCCTAAACTTGGCTGATTTATTTAAAGAAATTTTACCAGATATCAACTACGGACATAAAAATTTGATCCGTACGGGAGATATGGATGAATCAGAGTATGGAAAGAACTGTTTCATCATTAACCGTGCTTTAAGTATGAATGTTGACACGGTTTTGTACGTAAATGAGATGAATGTAAGATACCAGCTAGACCCTGTACTTCAGTATGACTATTTTATAAATAGTTTACGACAAAAGAAAAGGTGGTCTAAATGGGCTAAAGCAACTGGTCCATCACCTGCTCTTGAACTTGTTAAAAGCTATTATAATTATAATGAACAAAGGGCTAGAGAAGTTTTAGACCTTCTCACCGAATCCGAAATTGAGGAAATACGCCTCAGATTATCGAAAGGCGGTGCTGATGACACAACCAAAAGGAAAACAGAATGAAGAAGATTATGTAGTAGAATGGGCTCCATCGGATATGGTGGAAATCACGTTCAAGGAAGACGATGACTTTTTGAAAATTAAAGAAACACTTACCAGAATGGGAGTGGCATCAAACAGAGAAAAAATACTATATCAATCAACTCATATATTACATAAACAGGGACATTATTATATAGTCCATTTTAAAGAATTATTTGCCTTAGATGGAAAACCCACTAATCTAACTAAAGTAGATGTTGAAAGAAGAAATGCGATTGTAAATCTACTCCAAGAATGGAATTTATTGACAGTCGTAAAACCAGACCAATTGGTTCCAATGGGAAATGTTGGTCAATTTAAGATAATATCGTTTAAAGACAAAGTTGACTGGCAACTTGTGCCTAAATATAATATAGGAGTCAAATATTAAACGATAAACACAAGGATTATATAATGAACCAATTCGCCAGAAAATTCTCACTTCCCCATAATGACATTCTAAAAACGGTGATGGACGGACCTGATGATTTTGTCAGGTATGATGTAAATCACCAAGCAGATAATGAGAACTTTTTCTATAACATTATCAAGAATGCTCATCCTTCCTACAGAGAAGAAATAGCTGATATCTATTTTTCAAAATCTTTTCATTACGAATTTGGTGGTACCCATAGGCGTTATGGAGATGTAATGGGTAAGGAAGCTACCGACAAACAAATCGACAATCTTTTCAAAATACAGGAAGAGTACGATATTCCCATCTCTATGACAATTAATCAGGAGACTCATCCAGTAGAAATTTTGACCAACGATGCCGTTAGAAACTCATTTATCAAATATCTTGGAGAATTCTACGAGCGTGGTCTTAGAATGTGTACAATCGGAAATATTCATTTGATGGGAAGCGGACATTTACAGAAGAATTTTCCAGAAATGAAATGGAAAAATACTGTAAATCATATAATCGTAAATACTCAACAAATGGTTGACCAACACGCTTTGGGTTATGATTTAATACAGATTGACAGGTCTATCAATAGAAATTTATCCGAATTGAGGAGAATGTCCAAGTGTGCGAAAAATAGAGGAATCACTACTTACCTCTTAGCATCGGAAGGATGTATGCCTTTTTGTCCTTTCAAACAAGAACACGATATTGTCCAACCGTGGATTGGAAGCACAATGGGGAAAGATTATTTCTTAACTCTAGCAGATATTTCTTGTAATAAATGGAGATTTTCTAGTAGAATGAATCAGCTACCTCGTATTGGAACTTCTTGTGTATGGGACACTAACGAGCGGTTCGATATGTATAACGAACTGGTAGATGTTTTCAAGTTCAGCGGAAGACTTAAATCACCGTTCGCTGGTTCAAGACCAGAATCATATGCTTGTTGGTCATATATCGCACCATCTGATAAGAGGGGAGTCCCAGAGGACATTTTTGTTGCTAGATCATTCAAGGATGTTTATGATCTGGGTACTGGATTCTTGAGTAATTGGAATGGTCTTGGATATGTTACGACTCCGACCGAAGAAGACAAAGAAAGATATTTTATACACTATGAAAAAACTGTACCACGAGTAAAGGAATACTTTAAAAACATTGTTCATCCTTACAAAACCGAAGCTGGGGTTAAAATGTGCAAGGCTCTTCCGAATTGTAAGAACCAATGCTATGATTGTCATTTATGTGAAGATGCTTATGGATTTGAACATTTTGATTCATTAGCACAAATTAATAGAACACCAAACTCTGGATATATCGAAGTAAAGGGTGGTAGTAATCAGATGACAGAAATCATATAAATAGCATACAAACGTAATATTGGAGAACAACAAATGTCTGAAATAGAAACGGAAGACGGTACGATAGAAGAAGCCGATTTTGATTGGGGGTTCTCTTTTTCTGATACTGATGAAGCCGATGCAAATGAAGCGGTTGTAACTAAAACGACACAAGCAATATCGTCCGATTTAGGACCAATCACTCAAAAACTAGATGCAATAATAGCCCTAATCCCTGCTGAAGGAGTAACAAATACCGAATCCGTAGATGTTGATCTGAGTAGCCTTGAAAATAAATTGGATCAAATTATTGCACTTGAAAAGGTAGATGCACTTACCGCTGGTGATATGCCTGATATGACTCCGATTCAAAATAAATTGGATGTGATTGAAGCAAATCAAGCTAAAATTTTAGCGAAAGATACCACAGTCAATGCTCCAGAAGTGAATGTAGATTTGAGTAGCATTGAAGATAAACTCGATACAATGGAACAGGCGGTCAATGAAGTCCGTGAGTTAGATTTTGATGGTGACGGACAAGTAGATTTTGGTGATATCAATAATAATTTAGCCGATCTATTAGCTAGACAGGAAGCCTCTGAAGCTGAACTGGAAGCAAAAAAGACCGAATTTGAAGAGTATAAAACTAAGAAACTTAAGGCATTGGAAAAATTGATTATTCCACTGCTGAAGAATCTAAAGAGTAACCCGGATAAAGCATACATACATTGGCCTGGTAGAGCACCAGTATTAGATGCACAAATATCAAAAATACTTGCTTTAACTAGATAATGGCTTACTCCGAAAAAGTATTAGATCACTATGAAAGACCACATAATGTTGGTTCTTTGGACCCTGGGGATAGTAGTGTTGGGACTGGTCTTGTGGGTGCTCCAGAATGTGGTGATGTTATGAAACTACAGATTAAAGTAGATGAAAATGAAAAAATTATTGATGCTAAATTCAAAACATTTGGATGTGGATCTGCAATTGCTTCTTCTTCACTTGCGACTGAGTGGATTAAGGATAAGTCTTTGGATGAAGCAAGCACGATTCAGAATACGCACATTGTGGAAGAACTTTCACTACCACCTGTCAAAATTCATTGCTCTGTATTGGCGGAAGATGCTATTAAAGGAGCAATTGCAGATTATAGGAACAAAAACAAACATTGAAGAAAAACATTGAAGATTATGTTTTTCACAAAAAGAATTTTTTAGATGATGATTTTTGTGAAAAAGCTATAAGTGATTTGAATACGTGTAAGTGGAAGAAACACGGATGGTATATACCGACTACATCTTTACCAGTATTTGAAAATATACCTCCGGCTGGAGTAGAAAAAGAATCAGAAGTTATAGATATTGAAATGATGCACCCTGCCACTTATGCAGGCGACCTTATTCAATCAGGAGATCCAGAAATGACTCTCCAGAATAAAGTTGAAGATTTAAACGATGTAATAATAAAAAAATTACGAGGTGCTTTAGAGGAATATGTTCGGGGCTTAGATTTTTATTGGTTTAGTGGATGGGAAGGATATACTG